AATCGCGCTTCAATTCGGCTCACTTGATCCTTCATACTTGAACCACCATTCGGGCTTAACTCCGACATGATGGATCGCACTATGACTCTCATTGACGAATAGATGGCGGTGAGAACCGCTAAGACAAGCGCACCCACCGCCGTCCATTCGCCCACGCTCACTTCTGGCGACCGAATGAAAGATCGTTCGGGTTAGCCCATCGAGCTAGAACTGGCACAATGCCAGCCACTAAGCCCATTGCTAAAGCTTTTGGATCCTGATTGCCGCTCATGTACACGGCCAACGCACCAGCGACAGAGCTTCTTAGCCATGATGCCGCGATTGCTTTAAGTTGAGTCATTTCTTCTTCTCCTTTGTCGGCTTCGCCATAGGGATTGGCTCGACCATTGGATATTCTCCATCATAAGCGGCCAATCTGACGCGACCGAAACCGACTATCTCCTTGCCAATATAGCGACGCTTAAGCATGACCATGCCGCCGTTGCGCTGATCTCCATCTCCGGACGTGTTGCCTTCAATACAGAGCACTGAACTCTGGTCAACCTTGACCACGATGCCGATATGTGAGATTCGATCAATGCCATCGTGTGGAAAGTCCATGAAGCACAAGTCGCCAAGCTGTGGAGATGTTTCAAAGAATCGCCCAAGCTCTTTCATCTTATGAGCACCGGCGGCCGTTGAAACCATTGATGGGATTTTTATACCAGCTTGGTCAAAGCACCAGTTTACGAAAGATCCACACCACGGCAATCCATCGGCCTTTGTAAACTTGCCGTACTTTGTCAGATTCTCGCCAGTCTCTACTGTTCCGACTTCTGCCAATGCGACATCGATGATCCGCGCGGCGGTGCCGTCAGGATAAGAGAAGCTTGGCTTCATCGGCAGTAATTCCTAGTCGTGCCAATAGTGCCGCTTTGTCGGCTGTTGCTTGTTCTGCCTTTGCCTTTTCAACAAGTTGCAATTCTTGGTCTGCCTGAAATGCTGCGTATTCTTCATCGGTCATTTCGCGGTCAATCACTTCATCGGTTGAAGTGTCGTGGATTCTTATCATTGGTTTTGTCATTATTTTACTCCGTAGATTTTGATCGTGCCTGAGATTGTTGCAGCATTTGAATAATCAATTTTAATTGAAGATACTGCCGTTGCCGTATCCCAATACGCCTCATTGAAAACAGGACCAGGACCAGCACCGCCAGCATAAGTTGCGCCATTACATTGAATAGATTTTCCATTGTTTGTAGTTGTAGTAGCATAATTATTTATTACTACGCAGCCAAAAGTTTCATAACTTGAATTAGGTGTATTTGTTCCCAATGGTAATAAATAATTAGAACCTGAGTTAACCCAAGCAGTTCCATTTCCGTCTTTGTATGAGTTATAGTGTGCCGTTGTCGCGCTATTCATTCCCCAACGGGCATAACCACCTGTTGAATTGTTGGTCATTCGTTCAAAAGTAATAAACAAATTGACATAAGTTTGGTCAATACTTGAAATCGTTGTGCTCGTGCCTGAAAGTGTTGTTGTACTGAGTAAGGTCATACCAGCACCGCTTGCTGGTGTAGCCCAAGAAGGTGCACCAGACGCTACTGTCAGGACTTGTCCTGTGCTGCCTATACCGAGACGATTGTATGTTCCTGATCCTGTGCCTTTGATTAAATCGCCAGCAGTGGTGATTGTTGTTGCCATGTCATTGGTGACTGTTACTGTTCCGGAAGTGCCGCCGCCTGTTATACCTGTGCCAGCAGTCACGCCAGTGATGTCGCCTTGATCATTGTTAATCCAAGTAAAAGCCATATTGGTTCCAGATGTCTTTGATAACACTTGACCAGTTGTGCCACCGAGCAAATATTGCATCGATGTATCAACGGCCTGTCCGAATACATTAAAGTCCGCAGGCAAGTTAGTGACAAGACTTGCAGAAGTGGGCATTACCCACCCGAAGTTGGTTGTTGGATTGGCCATTATTTTCCTTTCTTATGCAACGACTAAGGCGTGTTCCCAGTCAAGTGTAGGCAAGATTGTAGACCAAGTTTCCGACACGCTGACATCTGCCCAGCTCATCGCTTGAAGCGAGAATGCCACGGGTGAGAGCAGAAGCGTGACTGAAAGTTCATTGTATGACGCTTGGAATCGCCAGCCTTCGATAAAGCCTAAGAATTGTCCTGCGTTCATATTTGAAGGCAGATTCGATATGGATACGGGCTGACCCATGAACACATTGATGAGCGAATCACGATCACCATCCTCAAGATCCGGATTGGTCAATGCGTAGGTGATGGACTCAAAGTTGGCTTGTGGATTAGCTCTTAAGTTCAGATAGAAGCTGGCCTGAGATGTGGCATCGGCGGCGTGTTTAACTGTCGTCGTGATGATTTGTGCTAGATCGCCGTAAGTGTCAATCGATGCCGTGTCTGTCGCGCTGACTTCATTTGATGATGATGTGCCGTATTTGAGAGTGATGTCGTTTCGGACATCTCCTGCCCGTGTTTTGATAGCAATCCCACGCGCTAGAGCTTGATTGGCCGAGAGATTCGTATATCCGTTTGTGGCCAAATAGACCGATCGATGTGTCGAATCGGCGTAGGAGATCTGGCCTTGAGCATTCTCGTAAAGATAGCCGAGACCGCTAGTGGCAAGGGCTGCGACCAGTGAATACATATCCGTCCGACTTGATGCCCTTTGTGCCAGCTCATAATTGCCCGGTGTGTCAATCTCACCAAGTCCAGTATTTTGAGCATTAGCCCACGTCTCTGTCGCTGGCGTGTATGTCGCCCATGTAAGAGCCGCCGGAACTTCGCCCCAGTTATTAAGAAGTAGATCCGAGAGAATTGTGTAGATCTGATTGCCATCAAAGTCCTGAGTTAAAACACCATTGGTCAGAGCCTTTTGGACACGCGCTAGAGCACCCAGAGCCGTGATGGTAACTGATTGCGTGTATGCACTGGATCCCACTTGCGCCACCGCGATTCCGACATCGACGACTGAGCCGCCGAAGATGGGGACGTATGTTCCAGTGGAATCCTTGACTTCAATCGATAATGAATCATTGATGTCGATGATGACGGAAGTCTGGTCAAAAATAAATAATTCAATCGTGGCGAATCCTGCATTCGTCTGATTGTAGATATTAGATCGTCCGGACGTAATTGAAAGATTGGCCAAGATGGTCGATGTATATTCAACCGATGCAACCTTAACTCGCCAGACTGGACTCCATTGACTCATATTGCAACCAGAGAGTTCGCTCCACCACCGCCGCCGCGATAGTAAGAATCATTGAGCAAGTTCACGACTTGTCGCGCAGTGCTCTCTGGATCGATTGCGCCATTGACTGTAATGCTGATGCGAGCCGCGTTCTGAGAGTCGGTGAATCCACCGCCAGCGGCTTGAGCGGCCGCTGCTAATCTGGCAGCATTCTGAGAATCAGTAGTTCCGGCTCCAATTACTCCATTTGTCCCACCTGGAGTCGCTACCAATACCGCACCCGATGCCGCCGCTGAAACGCCAGCTGATACTGATGGGACTGTAATTGTTGGAACTTTCGCAGTAGAACTGACACTTGGAATTGATACGCTTGGAACGCTAATTGATGGAGCTGAAATAGTTGAGACGTTCGGTAAGAACGGAATTGAGTTATAGACGCGGATAAGTGCATTGATACCTGCGACGGCTCCAGAGATGAGCGAATTAAGACCGCCTACTACTGCTCCGATTACGTTAATCACGCCACCAGCAATCTGGCCAACAACTTTGAATGCACCGCCTAAAACATCAACTAGAACTGGCACGACATACTTTTGAATAAATGCGATGAAAGTTGCGAACTCTTCTTTGTTGTTAGCGATTGCATCTGTGATTGGCTTAAAGAATTCAGCGAACTTGCCAAGTGCTGGCACTACTTGATTGACGACGAACTCGACAAGCTTCTGGATAATTGGCAGAAGTTTCGCGCCGACTGATTCTTTCGCTTCATCAAATGTTACTTTGAGAATCTCTAAGCGTCCGGCGAATGTCTCCGCGTTTGCCGCGGCTGCTCCACCGAATAGATCCGAGAGCTTTGTCTGGACTTCTGTGAATGTCATTGCTTTAAGTTCGGCGGACGATAATCCGACGCCTAACTTGCCAAGCGCGGCCGTGTTGCCGTCGTAGGCCTTACCGAGAGCATTGGCAACGGCGTCTAGTCCTTTACCAGTTGCCTGTGATATGTCAAGAGCCAGAGTCAGTAAATCTTGAGCCTTTGTTACATCATTTGTTGAAAGAGCCAAGCGAGATAGAGCTGGACGAAGTTGCTCATCTGCAACACCTGTTGCCAGAGATTGCTTTAAGATTTGATCTTCGACTGACTTGATCATGTCATTGGTTGCACCAGTTGCATTCTTAAGAGCTGTGGCCAGTCTTACTTGCGCGGCTTCATCTTCAATCGCTGCCTTGACTCCATCGACTGCAAGCTTTGTTGCATAAGCCGCGGCCGCGGCTCCAGCGACTAAGAATGCCGCTCCTGCCTTCTTGCTGAACTCGCCCATTCGCGTTGAAGAATCATCAACGTCATTGTTAGCCGATGCCAGCGACTTCTTAAGTTGATCGACGTCGGCCAGAATCGAGAGCTTGAGCGTTCTACTATCAGCCATCACCACTCCTTCAATATCTTAGCGAATGCAGTCTCCCACTTGGCAAGGATCTCTGGCTGTATTCGCCGTAGTGTCGGATATACGAACCAGCCCTTAGATCCACGACCTTCGCGCCCTGACCAGATTGGGAACTGTTTGAACTTGTTAGATCCGAACTCGTTGCCGCCCCATAGTTGCTTTGTCGTGCCGCCACCGGAGAACTTTTGCGACGCGAAACCGAATGAGATCTCGCCAATCTTGCTTGACTTGCTCACCTTAGATCCTTGAGCAATTCGCTCGGCGGCTACTCCGCGACCACTGGCAGTTTCCTTGATTTTGCCTTGCGCGAACTCTGCCAGAGCCGATGACTCTTGCTTAGCCTGAGTCGTAGCTTCTTCGCTCATCGCTTTGAATGCACCTAGAACGCGACGCAGATCAGCCTTGTCGTAGGCTATCTCAACGCTGTCGCTCATTCTGTTGCTCCAATACTTCTTGCGCTGTATAGATTTGCTCCGCCGTGATCCATTCGCTCATCGGTATCCCTGTCGCTATTGCTAACTCGACAAGGATCCGATTCACGCTTCCGGCGGCATAACTTTTGGGATTACTTCACCGACGCTCACATCGGCCACTGTTTCGCACCAAACGTCATATCCCTTGATGGGCTTTCCACCTGATTCACGTTTCATGGCATTCCACGCAAGGAAAAGAAGATCGGAGATCCCGATTTTCTCCTGCGCTTGCGAGATCGTCAGCCCTGTCTTGTTCTCCCATTTCGCCCACTCTGGCGGTTGTGCGGTATATGTACCGAACTCGCCTGATGTGTATTCGATGGTGATTGGTAGTTTCATCGTGTGCTCCCGTTTCTGTTTCGATT